CAGCAAGGAGGTAACTAATGGGCAGTCCAAGTATTGATGGTGGCATGACATATGCGGAACAGCAGAAGGCTCTCAAAGAAGAGCGTGAGTTCCAGAAGCAACAGGAAGCAGAACGCAGACAAGCCGCCGAAGATGCAGAAACAAGAAGAGTCGCCAGAGAAGCAGCGGATAGAGCTGCTATCAAGGCGCAAGAGCAAGCAGCAATTCAAGAAACAAACCAAGCCGAACAAGAAGCAATCTTAGAGGCTCAGGCTCAGGCTGAAAAGCAGGGGACAAATTCAATTGCTGGTACAAACACAAAGGCTCTTGACTTTTATTCATCACTATACAATGGCGTAAGCACCAAGTAAGGAGCCGTTCATGGATAATACACTTGTCGAACGCTTCAATATGCTTGATGCAATGCGTACATCAAAGTTAACACGCGCTCGTCTATGTGCCGCATTGACCATTCCTAGTCTACTTCCTCCTTCGGGATGGACAGAGCAGATGGAATTGGCACAGCCAACCTCATCTGTTGGGGCCAGAGGTGTTACTTCTCTGGCAAGCCGAATGCTTTCGGCAATGATGCCATTGAACGACACACCTTTCTTCAAGTTTGGCCTACGCACTGGTGTAGAACCAACAGCAGAGATCGGTCAGTATCTGGAGACAATGAGTTATCAGGTCTATAGAAAGCTAACCAGCACTAATCTACGAGAAACAATTTATCAGGCAATTCAAAACCTCATCGTAGTTGGTGACTGCTTAGTGCATGAGATGGATGATTATAAGTTCCGCTGCACTCGTCTGGATCACTTTGTAATTCAACGCACAGTTGAAGGAGAAGTAAATGAGATCATTCATATTGAGTATGATCTTGTAGACCCAGAGGCTATTAGCGAGTTCTATTCTTTACCAGCATCAGCAAAGACTGGTTACAAGAAAACCTATTGTCAGTACATGAAGCAGGAGGATGGAACATGGGTCTACAGAAAGGAAGACGCGGACGGCAATCTTTTAGCCGATGGTGTTTACGAGATCTGTCCAGTCACCGTTCTACGGTGGTATGGCATACCCGGAGAAAACTACGGGAGATCGCACTGCGAAGATATCCTCGGAGATCTGTCAAGTCTTGATGGATATACCAAGGCCCTGTTGGATGGCATGGCCGCATCCTCAGCATTCTGGATGGGACTAGATCCCTCTGGTGTAACTGAGGTCGATGACATTGCCGATCTTCCAAACGGTGCTTGGGTTCCCGCTCGTCCGCAGGACATCTTCACCATCTCTCCCTCACAGACCATGAACCCACAGGTCGGTACTGCACAGTCCGCCATGGAGTTGATGCGTAGAGAGATCGGTCAGGCATTCCTGATGTCATCCTCAGCCATTCCTAGCGGTGATCGCGTCACTGCTACAGCTGTTCGACTGATTGGTTCAGAGTTGGAGACAGTCCTTGGTGGAGCATTCTCTGCCATTGCACGGGATCTGATGGAACCAATCGTCAAGCGTACCGTATTCCTTATGATTGAGGAAGAGGCATTGGATAAGAGAATGTATGAGCAGTTCTTCGATACCGAAGGCACTCTATCAATTGAAGTGATCACTGGTTTGCAGGCCCTAAGCCGCGACACTGATCTACAGAAGTTGATGCAGATGGGTGAAATGGTCCGCAACCTTCCCCCAGAAGCCTCACAGGTATTCAAGTGGGATGAGTATGCCCGTGCACTGATTACGTCGCTTGGCTTCGATGCCCGTAACTGGGTACGCTCCGCTGAAGACATTCAGGCAGAGCAGATGGCCATGCAGCAGCAGGCTATGCAGCAGCAGATGCAGACACAGACTGGCTCAGCAATCGCTGGTGCCATTGGTAATGCAGCCACAGGTGCAGCACAGATGGATCTAGCCAACACAGGTGGCCAAGGCATTATGAACACTCTTCAGAATGCTGGTGTAGATATGTCAGCATTCATGGGAGGACAACCAAATGGCTAAGCGAGTAAACAAGGCAAGCATGTCTTGCAATCGTCCACAGAAGTCACCAAGACCCGGAAAGAAGCGAGTAGTCAAAGCCTGTGCCAATGGCAAGGAAAAGGTTATTCACTATGGAGCAGAAGGCTATGGTCACAACTATAGCCCCGCTGCTCGTAAGTCTTTCCGTGCTCGTCATAAGTGTTCATCCGCAAAGAACAAACTCAGTGCTCAATACTGGGCTTGCAAGGATCTCTGGGCTGGTCCCGGTGGTTCAAAGAAGTCCTGTCCAAAGGGACGTAAGTGCAAGAAGTAAAGGAGTCTTCTGATGAACTTTACGGGAAACATCAATGACATCAACATACAACTAAAGAAACTGCTGAAGACTGTCACAGATCAACAGAAGCAGATTGTCACACTAACGACAATCGTTAACAACAAGGCAACCGATGAAAACGGTGCCATTGTCATTGCCGATATTGATGCATCTCAGGTATCTGGTCTGGATACTTTGCTGGCAGACAAGTCCAGCATTTCCCATTCTCACGAAGTTCAAGAACTCCTTCAAAGCGGAGCAGTTACTGGTCAAGTAATTACTTGGACAGGCATTGAGTGGGCACCAGAAACAATATCAGTAGGTAGTGCTGGTGTGTTTGACTTAGACGGTGGAACAGCAACAGTATACACAGGAACTCCAGACATAAATGGAGGAGGAGCATAATGCCATATACTATTAGAATACGGCGAGATACCTCTGCCAACTGGACAGCAATAAACCCAACACTTGCTTTGGGTGAGCTTGGTTATGATACAACTACAGGACAGTTCAAAGTTGGTACTGGTCTTGCTACATGGACAGCACTACCTTACTCTTCTTCTGTTGGTTCTATTGATTCTTTTACTGATGTGCAAATTTCATCCATTCAAGATGGTGATGTACTTCAATACAACGCATCGTTGAGTCAATGGGTTAATTCACCAAAAACAAATCTCACCGATGGTGGGAATTTCTAAAGGAATAAAACATGGCTAATACAATGCGTATTAAGCGCAGAGCATCTGGCGCAACCGGAGCACCTGCTAGCCTAGCCAATGCAGAACTGGCTTTTAACGAAGTAGATAATATTCTCTACTATGGTAAAGGCACAGGCGGTGCTGGTGGTACGGCAACTACAGTTGAAGCAATAGCAGGCAGTGGAGCCTATCTGACACTGACAAGCACACAGACAATCTCTGGTGCTAAGACATTCAGCGGAACAATTGACCTTGGCTCCTCAGCCGTTGCAACAACCCCAAGCACAGCAGATAACTCCACTAAGGTTGCCACAACAGCGTTCGTCAAGGCGCAGGGCTATGGCACAGGCAGCGTAACAAGCGTTGCTCTCAGCCTACCCTCATTCATTACGGTTTCCGGCAGCCCAATCACTGGCTCAGGTACCCTCACAGGTACATTAGCGAGCCAGACAGCAGCCACAGTCTTTGCTGCTCCAAGCGGTTCTTCAGGTACTCCCTCGTTCCGTGCTCTTGTTGCTGGTGATATTCCAGCATTGTCATACCTACCCTCAGCGGGCGGGACAGTCTCAGGCAACCTAACGGTTACTGGTGACCTGACAATCAACGGCACAACAACCAACATCAACTCCACCAATCTGGTGGTAGAGGACAAGAACATTGTCCTAGGCGACACAGCATCTCCAACAGATGCTTCAGCCGATGGTGGTGGTATTACCCTGAAGGGCACAACAGACAAGACATTCAATTGGGTTGACTCAACTGACTCTTGGACCTCAAGTGAACACATTGATGTCGCATCAACCAAGGGTTATAAGCTCGGTGGCACAAGCGTAATTTATACTGTTTCTGCAGCACCCTATATTGCTGCTGCTGGCGGCTCAATTGATACACTGAGTGTTGATACAATCACTGCCGCTTTGGGTATTACAGGCACTCTGACAGGAACAGCCACAAACGTAACAGGAACAGTAGCAATCACAAATGGTGGTACTGGTGCTACTTCGGCCCCAACGGCAAGAACAAATCTTGGACTAGGATCAATGGCTACACAGGCTTCATCCAGCGTATCTATCACAGGTGGATCAATTGACGGAATCACTCTAGATGGCGGGACCTTCTAATCATGGCTAATGTCATCAAGCACAAACGCAGCGGCACAGCAAGTGCCGTGCCATCGGCTGGTTCCTTGGTCGCTGGTGAACTGGCGATTAACACTGCTGATGGCAAGTTATTCACAAAATGAGATAATGGTTCTGTTGTAGAGATTGGTGCGACTAGCACACCTTCCGCAATCTTAGTAACCTCATCAAATTCAGCATCAACATTCTATCCAGTATTAGGATCTGCCTCAAGCGGAGCCTCGTTATTTGTAGATGATGTAACTACACCTTTCTCTTATGTACCATCAACAGGTACGCTTACTACAAAGACATATAAAGCATCCAGTTCTATTGGAGAAATCCTGACAATTAACGGTGCTTCGTTGTCTTCAAATGTTGAGCTTACTATAACTACATTAGCAGGGGTTGCTGGTAGTGAAGTTTATCTAGGTGATGGTTTTATTGTAATTAATGCCCCAACAACCGTTACTGGTAATGTGGACGCTACTGGATTCAGCGTAGCAGCAGATGCCTTTACACTAACATCTGGTGGCATCATTACAAAGACTGCTGGATTTAGCCTAGCAGCCACAGACAATGGTAAGGTAATCACAGTCAACTCAGCAACCGGAGTAAACGTAACTGTTCCAACAGGTCTTCCTGTCGGCTTCAGCGTCACGATCATCCAACTGGGTGCTGGTCAGATTACCTTCGTTGCATCAAGCACAACCCTCAATAGTTACCAAGGCTACCTAAAGACTGCTGGACAGCATGCTTCGGCATCTATTGTCAGCTACACAACCAATGTGTTCAATGTAGCAGGAGCACTAAGCGCATGAGATTTCTACCAAGTTTCAGAGGCTTTGCTACTCAGCTTATTGCTGCTGTTGCTGGATTAAGATCAACAATTTATGTGTTTACATATGGCTGGTATAGCGGATTCCTTATAAAGAGTTTTGACTCTACCAATACAGCCAATGTTTCTTCAGGAAGGGCATGGTTTATAAATGGGGCGCAATAGATCTACCTCTGGTTTATTTGGTCGTTTGTTTTCCAACATAACTGATAGAGTAACAACACCCTCTAAAGAATTTAGAGATGCTATACAAAATACCACCACAGATACAGTAACTATTTCACCTTATAATTTTGTTCGTCCATCTTCAGGAAACGGAAATGGAGCAACAGCCACAGTAACCATATCTGACGGTTCTCTTACTGGCGTTACAGTAGACTTAGCAGGATCTGGTTACACATCAGACCCTACTGTAGTATTTACTGGTGGTGGTGGAACTGGTGCGGCAGCGGGTGTTACAAGAGTATCAAACACCATCAGCACAGTTAACCTGTGGCACAGTATATCTTCTATCGACATCATTGATGGTGGTGCGGGTTATACATCAGCCCCAACTATTTTATTTACTGCCCCGGCTACTGGTGGTGTAACGGCACAGGCAACAGCTACAATAACTAACGGTTCTGTGACTAGCGTTACAGTAACTACTGCTGGTTCTCGCTATCTAAGCACACCTACATTAACTATTTCTGGT